TTGTATTTTGGCTCTTTAACCTGTTTTTCTAATTTTTCTAAATCTTCGGGGTGAAGTAAAGTTTCGCCTGACATATTAAAATTACATTCAAGCTCTTGCGCAATTTCGCGTCGGGACATATTGCGAGTTTCTTTTTCAAACCACGCGTGATCTCTTTCCGGGTGTGTTTGCCACGGGAGTTTTATATAATTGAAATCATTTTTTTCTTCTTCTGCTTCTACATAAGTTTTGTGAAACCAGTTGCCAACACCGAACGGAGTACTAATAGCGATACATCTACCGCCAGTTGATAGGGTGGGGTACAAGCCAGCCCAAAGCTCATCCATCCCTTCAATAATCGCAGCCTCATCAATAACCAATAACGTTAGAGCTTCTGAACGGCCGGCGTCACCAGAGGTTGAGGAGGCTTTTACTTGTGAGCCGTTATCTAGCTCAAACGAGTTTCTATTGTCAATAACAATGTTAGAAATCACTAGCCACGGGGGCAATTGTTTAATTATAAATTTTACTTTTTTAACTAAGTTTGCAGCAACATTAAGCTTGGTTGCCATCACCAAAACATTTTTATCTCGATGAAAAAGCATTAACCAAGCAACATAAGCAGCAGTCATTGTTGAAATGCCAAGCTGCCTTGCTTTTAAAATTATATTAAATCTATGATCATTACAATCTGCGAGAGCTTCTTTCTGAAAATCATAAAGTTTAAATGGAATGAGGCCGCGGAGAGGATGAGAGATCTTAACAAAATTGTCAATAAAATAAACTGGGTCTTTGCCTGATTTTACAACTTCGCGAATAATTTCTTGCTTTGAAAGTTCATAAGGCATATCATTTTTTCAACTATTGTTTTCCTTTATATGTTCTATTTTTAGGATTTTGTTTTGAATGTAGCGCTAAAAACTTCCTAATCGCATCATCGGAATCTTTCTTATGTTGATCGTCGTCAGGATACGAATCAACCCCGCCGATTGTATACTCTACTTTAGTTGTAGCCCAGCAGCGTTTTCTAGAAATGTATTCTACGTTGACTACAAATTCTTTTTTAACTTCTTTTAGTCCAACAGCTTGCCCGGTTTCTTTTTTATATTCTTTTTGAATATACTTTTTAATATTATTAACTTTCTTTTTGATATCAGTTTCAAAGTTGTTCTTTTTAAGAACATCTAGATTACATTGTGTGTGATATTTGATACCCATTATGTTACCATAAAAAACAACTGCGAAGCCGTCCATCAAGCGCTCGCGGAAACCATGAGAAAAAGCATCATCATCTTCCTCTCTAGATAAGCCAATTTTAATTGGCTCACCCTCTGGTGTGGTAGCTCCATCATGCGTGTTTGAAACAACTTTTGATATAGCTTTATAAATTTCATCAGTGGTCAGTTTTGCCATTTTTTAATCCTCATTGGGGCGCCAGCCTGAATTCCAGCGCGCCTCTCTTCCTTCGACGTATTCTATATAACATTCATAGCAACAATTAAATTTGCTCATATAAACATCATCCTGCGCATCAAAAGAATAAGTTTCACATACTAAACATTTTCTATTAATGTCTTTACTAACTAGTTTCTTTGAAACAAAAAAACCGTCTAGTTTTACTTTCTCGTTGTGTGTGGCCTCACTAATAACCTGTTCTTTTAATTGTTCTAAATATTCTTTTTCTTTTTCTTCATCCCAATGTCTAGCAGGATTGTGTGTAGCTTCTTGGCCATATTTTTTACCAATTGCTTTTTCTAAGGCGGCTATACGATTTAAATCTTCCTTTTTCATTATACTGCACAGAATCCCTGAGCCACATATTTAGTATTGGTGGCGTCGGCGGACCAGCAGGTTATATCAACCCGATCGCCGACAACGGCGGTACCGCCAACAAACGTAATTACATTACTGCCTATTGTTATTCCACTGGCAGCAGCGTCGCCTGCGACGACGATACCTGAAATAGAATCATTACTGGTGTCACCCCTGACGATGGTCACGCCCCTTGCCCCAGCAGTAGTATATATTAGGGAAATGTGCCAGCCAGACAGGGCTGTTGCCTCTGCCGCTGTTGTTGCGGTTGGAAGAGCGATTGCATATGGGTTCGCCTCTACACTAAGTGTCGCTCCCGAATAAGGAAGGCCGGTCGCGACGTCGCTCAAATCCAAGGTGGCGTCAACATCGATAATTCTTTTTTTAAGTCCAACTATCCGCAAGCCGTCAGTAACTGTTAGATCGCCGGCGCTGTAAGCAACATTGGATAAATCATCGAGAGAGACACCTGCTATAATCTCATTTAATTTAGCTCTGGAATAATCTTTTATGGACATTAATCGCTCTCCTAGTTATTTTGCTGTTTGGACAGCAGCGTAAAAAATGCCCATCGACAAAGCAACGCCGCCTAAAAATCCACCAGCAAACCACCAATTGCTATAATCATTTGGCTTATCCATAACTAGTTTGTGTAATCTTTCCATTTCTTCATTTTTGATTTTGAGAATGGCATCATATTTTTTTTCTGTAGCTTCCAACGAAGCCTTAACTGTGGAAGTGAGCATGTCGCACTTAGCTTTTTCTTTAGCCAAGCTGTGATTTAATTGAAGAGAGCACTCTAGTTGGCCCTTTTCTTTGGAAGCTAACAATACTGCGTTTGCTTGGTAGTTATAAAGGATGCCATTGTAGGGAGCCTTTTGTCCCTGTTTGATCTCTGCTACTTTTGGGGTTTCTGCTAATGCAGTAGATGGTAGCCAAATTAAACTAAAAATCAACAACGTCGCGCAAATCTTTTTCATCATCTGTTAATACCAATTCAAAGCCAAACTCTTCAGCAATCTTTTTAGCTCTGCCCTTTGGATCATTATGAGTCTCTTTGACAATTTTTTTAACTTTTTTCTTTTCCCACTCGTGGAGCTTCAAGTTTTGCTTCTTATATTCGTCATCAAGCTTCATGACGGTATGAGCATAGTCCACAACGATCTTGTCTCTTTTTGTTATTTCTTCTTTGTGAGCCAGATTAATCACCTTAAGCTCTTCTTTGTGAGATTCTTTAGACATTTTAAATGCCTGCTTGACACTTTCTGTGTTGCTCTTTCTTAATACGACGAACATAACGGCGGTGTAAGCAGCCAGAGCGAAGTATTGCCAGTATTTAATGACTGTTGCATATACTTTCTTAAAAAATGTTTTAACTGCTAACCAAGTCATTACATTATTTCTTCTGTCTCTTCTCTGAGCTTATATGTTTTCTCAAATATTTCTCTTCCGACGACGCCATAATCGCCTTCGCCATATTGAACCAAGTAATCGCCAGATTCGCCTTCCAGAAGATCATCTGACCAAGAAACCTTTACCTGAAAAGGCTCAGACATTTCTTTAGCAAAAACGGGAATATCTTTCTTTGCTGCAGATCCGGGTGCTTCGTCAGATGGTACCTCTAATACATCATAGGTCTGTTCAAATCTTTCACGGGGTATTGGCCACTGTTCGCCTTCTGTACCGGTCATAATAGCATCATCAGCGCGTGCATTAACTGGGCCTTCCCTTGTCTCTATTGTTTCGCCTTCTTCTGCGTATCTGAACTCTAGTGGAATAGGCTTCTTCGCAGTTTCAAAAGCATCAGGGTCTTCAGAAAGTTCTGGCTCTTCATCTAGACCAATTGTTTCTTTTAAATACTTTCGCCAATTTTCCATTAATAGTTTCATTATAGTTCCCCCAAAGCCGCTAACGTGCTACTAACCGCCGCTGGTGTAGCTGCTGGGTGATGATGGATGGTTTGGCCGCCCGCGCTTTCAAACTGAGCTATGTATTTGGAGCGATCATCAATTAAAATGGCTGTTTCGCCTTTATCAACAATTCCTGTGGCTGCTAAGGCTTCGCCCTTTTTAGAAGAAAAGATTTTATTTACAAAGGGGGCATCAGGAAAGTGCTGATCAAGCCACTGCTTTTTCTTTTCCACGGAAATATCGCCAACTGGTGAAGATAAAACATAAATGTTTCCCTTTTCTTTTGCTGCGTCAATCATTTCTTGTGCGCCGGGAGCGACTTCCATGTCCAGCCAGATT